GCCGAGCATCACCAGCTGCTGTGCGCCAAGCTGCAGGAGGTCGCCGACGGCACGCTGAAACGGCTGATGGTTTTCATGCCGCCCGGCTGCGCGAAGTCGACGTACTGCTCGGCGCTGTTCCCGAGCTACTACCTCGGCCGTTACCCGGATCGCTGCGTGATCCAGGGCAGCTACAACGCCAAACTGGCGGAGCGGTTCGGCCGGCGGGCGCGCAGCGCGTATCAGTCGGCGCGGCATCAGGAGGTTTTCCCGCTTGCGCTGAAGAAGGACGCCGGCGGCGAGTGGGAGACGGCGAAGGGCGGCGAGTATTTCGCGTTCGGCATGGCGACGGGCGTCACAGGCCGACGCGGGGATCTCGCAATAATCGACGACGCGATCAAGGGCCGCAAGGAGGCCGACTCCAAGACGCAGCGCGACAACGTCTGGGAAACGTACCTCGGCGACATTCGGACGCGCGGCAAACCGGATTGGGCGATCGTCTACGTGGCGACCCGCTGGCACGAGGACGACCCGGCCGGGCGCATCCTGCCCGAGAACTGGGACGGCCAGTCCGGATGGGTGACGGCGCGCGATGGCGAGAAGTGGTTCGTGCTCTCGCTGGCGGCCGTGATCGAGACGATCGAGGAAGAGCGCGCAGACCCGCTCGGCCGCAAGATCGGCGAGACCATCTGGCCCGAGTGGTTCCCGCCGTCGCACTTCGCCCAGGAGAAGATCTCCCAGGGCTCGCGGAACTGGAACGCGCTGTACCAGCAGAAGCCGAAGGCCGAAGAGGGCGCCATCCTCAAGCGCGGCTGGTGGCGGAAGTGGCCCGAGAAGAAGCCGCCCAAGTGCGAGTACATCGTCAGCGTCTACGACACGGCGTTCGAACCGGAAGAGCAGGACGACTACAGCGCGCGCACGACGTGGGGCATCTTCTGGATGGAGAAGCCGCCGCCGGTGGATCCGCCGATGTCGCGCAAGACCGGCAAGCCGATCCCGATGGTGGCCCGCGGGCAATGGTGCTGCATCCTGCTCGAGCGGTGGAAAGACAAGGTCGAGTTCCCGGCGCTGCGAAAGCTGGCGCAGGAGCACTACGAGACCGACAAACCGGACCGGGTGCTGATCGAGAAGAAGTCCTCGGGGCACTCGCTGATCCAGGAACTGCGGCGCGCGGGTGTACCGGTGAAGGCGCTCGCCGCCGACAAGTCGAAGCTGGCGCGGGCGCATGCCGCCTCCGTCGTGCTGCAGCAGGGCGCCGTCTGGTACATGGATCGCGCCTGGGCCGACGAGGTCATCAACGACTGCGTGAAGGCGACCTTCATCAAGGGCGATCCGGGCAACGACATCCCGGATACCTGCGTGTACGCGTGGCTGCATCTGCGCAACCTGTTCTGGCTGCAGCTGGACGACGAAGACGACGAACCCGAAGAACCAAGGCGAGAACTCCGAATGGTGGGCTATGGAACGTAGGCCGCTCAACACGACGCACGACCTGCGCAACGCGATCGAGGACCTGTTTCCCTACGTGGGCAGCATGGACCGCGCGTTCATCGAACGTCCGTGGGACGGGCACCGCATCAGCGCCACGGCGTACGCGCTGCGCGCGAAGCGGGCCGAGGCCGAGTCTCGCCTGCTTGCCGCCATGCTCGACTGCTTCGTCGCCGCCAAGCGCGCTCTCGGCAACCGCGACGACGTGGGCATCATGTGGCGCCGCGAGCCGTTTCTCGTGACCGAGGATGACGGCCAGATCGTGCTGCACATGCGCTGTGCAATCGTCGACGAGCAGGGGCAGCTTGCGGTGTCGTGCCTCCCGACCAAGCCGCACGGGGCCGAGTGCAGGAGCATCGACTAGACCATGAGCCGCGCTCACCGCGAAGAGATGCGCGCCGGTCTGCCGGACGGCAACGGCGGCGACATGCCGCGCGGACTGCACACGGGCATCGAGGAAGCCGGACAGTCGTACGAGGCCGACGGCATGCTCATCACGCCGACGGCCGACGGCGGGCTCGACTATGAATTCGATCCGCTGGCCGAGCAGGACGAGGCGCTGCCGCCGCCGGGATTCGGCGACAACCTCGCGCTGCACATGGACCCCGGCCAATTGCGCGAGATCGGGCAGGAGGTCATGGAGTGGATCGCGGCCGACGAGGAAAGCCGCAAGCCGTGGTGGGAGCAGTTCGAACAGGGACTGCAGAAGGCCGGACTGCAGCAGGTCCCCGCCCAACAGAATTCGCAGGAACTGAGCATCAAGGGCGCCAGCAAGGTCGTGCACCCCATGCTCACCGAGGCCGTCGTCCAGTTCCAGGCGCGCGCGCTCGAGGAACTGTTTCCGAGCGAGGGTCCGGTCAAGGCGATCGCGCTCGGGCGGCAAACGCGCGAACTGCTCGACCAGGCCGAGCGGGTCGCCGACTTCATGAACTGGCAGATGACCGTGCAGGACGACAGCTACTTCTGGGACGTCGACCAGATGCTGTTCTACCTGCCGCTGTCGGGGTCGGCGTTCAAGAAGACCTACATCGACCGCATGCGCAACCAGCTGCGGTCGAGTTTCATCAAGGCCGACAACATCATCGTGCCCTACGGCGCGAAGATCAACGCGGAGCCGCGGCTGACGCACCGGTTCACGATGACGCACAACGACCTGCTGAAGATGCAGCGCAAGCGTCTGTACGTCGACCACAACATCCCGGCGCCCGCGCCCGAGCAGGAAAGCACCCTGCTCGACAAGGCCGACAACGTCGAGCAGTCCTCGCAAATCTACGAGGGCGAGCACACGCTCTACGAGACGCACTGCGAATTCGAGATCGAGGGCTTCGACCAAGACGGTGACTACAAGGGCATCGCGTGGCCCTACGTCATCACGATCGAGAAGGAATCGCAGGAGGTCGTGGCGATCTATCGGAACTGGCGACAGCCGGACGTCGATCGCAACCGGCGCCGCTGGTTCACGCACTACCGCTACTTGCCGGGGCTCGGCTACTACGGCTTCGGCTTGTTCCACGCCATCGGCGGACTGAGCGAGGCCGCGACTGGCGCGCTGCGCTCCCTGCTCGACGCCGCCGGCTTCGCCAACTTCCAGGGCGGGTTCAAGAGCAAGGACGTGCGAATGAAGAACGGCGAGATCGTTCTTCGCATGGGCGAGTGGCAGGACGTCGAGTGCTCGGCCGAGGAATTGCAGAAGGCGTTCTACACGCCGCCCTTTAAGGAGCCGTCGCCCGCGATGGCGACCGTGCTCAGTCTGCTCACCGAGTCCGGACAGCGCTTCGCATCCACGACCGAGGCCATGGTCGGCGAGGGCAGCAACAACGTCCCCGTCGGCACGACGGTCGCTCGCATCGAGCAAGGCAGCAAGGTCTACACGGGCATCCATCGCCGCCTCCACCGCGCGGCCGGCGAGGAGTTCAAGATGCGGGCCGAGCTCAACGGCGAGTTCCTGCCAGACGAGGGATTCCCGTACATCAACGGGCAGGCATCGCGCCAAGCGATGAAGCAGGACTTCGACGACCGGATCGACGTCGTGCCGGTGTCGGACCCGAACATCTTCTCGGCGACGCAGCGCATCGCGCAGTCGCAGGCGACGCTCCAACTGGCCGGCTCGGCGCCTGGGCTCTACAACCAATACGAGGCGCACAAGCGCATGCTCCAGGCGCTGAAGACGCCGGACATCGATTCCCTGCTGGTCGACCCCAGCAAGATGCAGCCGTACGACCCTGTGACCGAGGGCACGCTCGCGCTCGTCGGCAAACCGTTCCGCGCCTTCATCCATCAGGCGCACGACGCGCACATTGCCGTGCACATGAGCCAAGTGCAGCAGTTCCAGGCGACGCCGACCGGCAAGCAGCTGGTGCCGATGCTGATCTCGCACATGGCCGAGCACCTGGCGCTCAAGTACCGGATGGAGATGGGCATGATGCTCGGGGTGCAGTTCCCCGATCCGAACTCGCCCGACGCGCAGCCGCTCCCGCCGCAGATCGAGAACATGATCGCCCAGAAGGCGGCGATGGCCGTGCAGGCGATGCAGCAGCAGCTTGCCGCGCAGCAGGCGCAGCAAGTCGATCCTGCCGCGGCGGCAGCCGAAGCGGAGTCCGCGCGCAAGGACAAGCTCACCGAGGCGGAGATCCGCCGCAAGGATGCCATCGCGCAGGCCGAGCAGCGTCGCAAGGACGCGCAGATGCAGGCCGACCAGCAGCGCGAGAACGAGGGCCGGCAACTGGAGCAAGCGCAGGCAGTCCTCGACCAGAACGGGGTGACGGGCGTCGATCCGCGCATCCTCGTGCAGGCGGCGACCGAACTGAAGCTTGACCTGCAGAAAGCGCTCGAGATCATCATGCGCGCCCGCGCGGGAGGCCAGCAGCAGCGCCAGCCACGTGAGCCGCTGGTCGAAGTGCAGACGTCGTGATGCATCTGCGCGACCTACTTCAGCGGTTTGAAGCGATTCAGACCGCGAAGATCACCGAAGCCGATCGCCAGATGGGCGAGGGCAAGGTGAGCAACTGGGAGGACTACAAGCGCCGCGTCGGCCTGAACCAAGGCCGGCAGGACGCCGTGAAGGACCTCCGAGAACTGATCGACTACATCCTCAAGGCAGAAGACGACGAAGAATGAACGGCGACCGCGAAGTGTTTGCAGACGAACACGGATGGTCCGAGGCCGAGGGCCAGGACCATCTGTCCGACGAAGAAGTGGCGAAGCGGCTGGCGGACGCGCCGGCTCCCTCGCTGTGGCGCGTGCTCGTGCGGCCGCGCCCGCCGAAGCTGCGCAGTGCAGGCGGCATCATGCTCCCAGGACAGGCGCAGGACGCCGAGGCTCATCTGCAGCACGTCGCGCAGATCGTCGCCATCGGTCCGGTCGCCGGGCAGTCGCCGAAGTTCGAAGGCCGGTGGGATTTCAAGGTCGGCGACTGGATCGTGTACGGCCGCTACGTCGGCCAGCGCATGACGCACCGTGACCTGCGCCTGCTGCTCATCGACGACGACCAGATCCAGGCCAAGGTCAGCGATCCCTACGCGCTGAAGATCTACGCCGGATAACCCAAGACCAAACATCGCCAGTCCCCCAGCGACGGCCCCGCGGAGAAATCCCCGGGGCCGTTTGCATTGGTGGGTCAGGCCGCAAAGGCACAGACCACATGGCACAGAACGACGACGAAGGATTCAGCAACCTCGACGGCTCGCCCGATGACGACGAGGGCTTGGCACCCGGCAAGACGACCGCGGCCAATGGCGACGACGAGGCGATGGACGAGGGCTTCGAAGACCTGCTCTCCGCCAGCGACGACATCGTCCTGAAGGACCCCATGCCCGGCATGGAGGAGACCGATCCGGCGCAAGCCGATGCGCAGGCCGAGGGCGACGAAGACCCTGACGACGACAGCAAGCTGTCCGAGAACATCAAGCGCCGCCTGCAGCGCGAGCGACGCGTCGGCGAATGGGAGGCCGAGCAGCGCGTGCGCTCCGAGCTGTCGACCGAGATCGAGCGGCTGGCGCGCGAGAACGAAGAACTGAAGACGCGCAGTGCACCGGTCGCAGGACAGCAGGCGCCGACCGCGGGCGCCGAGCATCCCGCGCTCGTCGCGTTGCGCGACCAGCTGAAGAAGGCGAAAGAGGAGCGGCGCAAGG